GTGTTGCCATACCATTGTTTGCCGAAGATATTGAAGATGCAATTGCATATTTCAACCGACGAGAGCGAATGATAATTGCTGAACAGTGTGATATGCTTACTTATGGCGCCCCAGTCGGAAAAGTTGCTGATCTTATTCGAGATGCTGGACAGGTACCAATTGGGAATTTGGAACCTGTTGTTGTAGACGGAGTTACCATTCAACCGCGTATTATGTTGCCACGTATATCAAATATTCAACCAAGTGTTGCGAGTGATCTTATGGAACAAAAATATGGTCCTTCATTGGTTAAACCTGCTCATTTAAAACCATTTACTAATGCTGAGGGTGAAACAATTAAACCACTTCACGTTGCTTTGTCAAAATATGAGACTCACCCCGCATTTATTCCGGAAGGTCGTTTTGAAGCTATTAAGCAACATATTGTTGATAGTTATAATTCGTGTAAAACGTATCCAATCAAGAAACGCAAAATACTTGATGATTGTGAAGCTATTAATGGATATGGTAACATGAAGCAAATCGATATGTCAACGAGTGCTGGTTATCCATATTGTAAACGCTCGAACAACGGTAAGAATCATTGGTTTGAACGTACTATTCTAGAAAATGGTGCGAGTGTTTTCGAAATGAAAGAATATTTGGCAAGAGAGGTTCAAGATCGAATCGATAAAGCCAAACGAGGTACCATTAAAGAAACGTATTTCATAGATACACTTAAAGATGAAACTAGACCCATCAAGAAGGTTGAGGAAGGTAAAACTCGAATTTTTCAGATCGGTCCTCTTGACTTGACTATCGCAATGCGGAAATATTTTGGTGCTTTTATTGATTTTACGCATGGAGCTTATTTGTCAAATGAAATGGCGATCGGTATCAACCCAAATTCAGTTGAATGGGGTATTAAAGGAAAACGATTGACATTACGCGGGCGAACAGGTTGGGATGGTGATTTTACAAATTATGATGCTAGTATTTGGTGTCAAATCATTGATATGATTGGAGATATTATTAGCGCTTGGTACGATGATGGACCAGAAAACGCTTTAATTCGCAAGGTTTTATTGAAAACACTATCACATAGTTTACATATTCTTGATGATATTGTGTTTTTATTATTTGGTGGAAATCCATCCGGAAATGTTTTAACAACAATTATTAACGGTTTGGCTTTCCAGATCATGATTCGTTTGTACTATCTTGAACAAATCAATGATTCGCTCAGTAATTTTGAGAAAGATTTGAGTGTATGGAATTACGGTGATGACAACATGGTTTTATTTACGAAAGGATTAAAGCACACCATGGAAGATGCCCGTAAGTTTTTCGCAAAATACGGTATGACTTACACGCCGGCCGATAAAACACAAATTCGTGACGTAATGATTGATTTTGATGACATGACTTTCTTGAAGAGAAAATGGGTCAAAATCGATGGTGAAATCATGGCTCCAATTGAAATGGATGTTATCACGGAAATTCCTCGCTGGAGTGAAAGTGATCCAACAAATATGACTGATCAATTACAACGTTATAATGCT